TCAAGATGCCCACGTCGGAGTTCAAGCAACCCAAACCCTTCCCGACGGGGACATACCACTGCATGGTCGATGGGCGGCCCGAGCACGGCCAATCCTCGCAGAAGAAGACTGATTATCTGCGGTTCAAGTACAAAATCATTGCCGCTGGTAACACTGTGGACGCCCGTGAGGCCGCTGAGCAGCAGGTCGTCGGGAAGAGCCTGCAACAGGACTTCTACATTATTGATAACGACGTTAGCAAGTCGATTATCAAGGAGTTTCTCCAGAACACCCTCGGCATCGCCAATCCTGGCGACGCCAAGGGCATTGAACAGATGCTCGATGATGTTCCGAACCGTGAGCTATTGGTGGAAGTTAAGCACGAAATGTCCCAAGACGGCAAGCGGATCTTCCATCGCGTGAACTCGACTGCACACGTCTAAGGTATCGTGACTCCCGAGCGTGTGCGTTGAGGGCCTGGGGGCCATCATGAAAGTGGTCCCCAGGCCGCCATCAGAGGAGGCATTTGTGCCAACCTGCAAGGACTGTTTCTATCATAGGGAGTACGGCAACGAAGAGGCGGTGGCCTGTCATAGGTACCCACCGACTATTACCAAAGTCGAAGAGAGCAGAATTGTATCGCATTTTCCCCTCATCAGTAATGGTACTTGGTGCGGGGAACATCGAGTGAATGAGCCATCCCAGAATAAAATGTTACGGTATGGTTCCAGAAAGGAGTCACGCAAATGACTGAGGAACGAAATGAGGCGACATCTTTGGGCGATCCTGTGGAATTTACTCGTGGCAATAACGGCGGCCCTCCTGATATACTTAGGATTGGAGAGCTTAGCGCGCGTGGGATCGACAGGATAAGCATCGAGACCGCTGATCAAATCCGGGAAATGGGAGAGGCCGTGGTCACGCACGCGGAGGCGATCCGCGCCGAGGCTAGTGCCCTTGCGGACTCCATCCTCGAGTCGGGACGGCTCTTCTCCGATAGAGTTGCGGCGTTCAGTAACACAGCACAAAGTATGCTTATCTCCATGAGTGAACAGAGAGGTAAGCTTCACAAAGGATAGGAGGCCACAATGCAGATGCAGCAGAGTACCTTTGAGTACGTAAGACCTACTGAGGATCAGCAGGACACGATGGAACAGGGCCGTAGAGCCGCCAGAATGTACGCGGGGTGGCTCGATGAAAACCTGCCAGAGGGACCAGATAAGACCTTCATCCTGCGGTCATTCCGTACTGTAGCTATGTGGGTCAATGTGGCTATCACCCGAGAAGCCGATGGAGGGCCGCGCGTATGACTTCAGGGCAATTTCACTTGGTCCCGCTTGGCGACATCCATGTCAAGCGGGACGAACGGCAGCGGCGCGAACTGAGCGACATCGACGTACTGGCGGACTCGATCAACCGCCTGGGATTGATCCATCCTATCGTCGTTACCCGGGACTTCGAACTTGTCGCGGGTGAGCGCCGGTACACGGCCTGTACCAGATTGGGATGGACTGCGATCCCAGTGCAGTACGTGGACGAGCTTGACCCCCTCAAGTTGGAGGCGATCGAGCTTGAGGAGAACATCAAGCGTCAGGATATCTCCTGGCAGGACCAAGTCAACGCCGTCTCTCGGTGGCACGCCCTTCGGCTGCGCGCTGATCCTACGTGGAGTCAGGCAGACACGGCCGAGGCCATAGGCTTTACCAAGCAGCACATCAACAGACTCATACTGGTTGCGGAGGAGATGGATGACAACAAAATGGTTGCGGATGCTCCTAAGCTGTCCACGGCCTTGGGCATCGCTCAGCGTGCGCGAGAGCGCCGCGACGAAGCCAACATCAGTCGATTGCACGAGCACTTCGAGGTCAAGCCCGAGGTCGAGCCAGAGTCGATCCTCACGACGGACTTCACCGACTGGGCGCTCGGGGACAGTCCGTGGCGGTTCAATCTGATCCACTGCGATTTTCCCTATGGAATAGGAGCGGACGACTTCAATCAAGGGGGCGCTCGCGCCCACGGGGGCTACGAAGACACGCCCGAGGCGTGGCAGAAGCTGATGATGGCCTTGGAGATCACCACCAAGACTATGACGGCCCCGTCGTGTCACCTGATGTTCTGGTTTGCTATGCGAAAGGCCGACGAGCGACTGTATGAATGGACCTGTCGCCAGCTCGAGAACATAGGCTGGGACATTAACCCTCAACCCCTAATATGGATGAAGTCTGATGGCGCAGGAATACTCCCCGATCCCGAGCGTGGACCACGACAAATCTATGAAACTTGTCTCTTTGGGTCGAGGGGCGACCGAAAGATTGTTAGAGCGGTTGCTAACGCTTACGCGGCTCCAACTGTTAGAGAAAGACACATGTCTGAAAAACCCGAGCCTATGCTACGACACTTCTTCGGAATGCTCGTGGATGAGAATACAGTTATGCTTGACCCCACTTGTGGTAGTGGAAGTTCGTTGCGAGCGGCTGAGTCTCTTGGCGCAAAGCATGTGCTTGGACTTGAAATCAATCCTGATTTCGCCAGTCTTGCCCGAGAGGCCCTCCGACGAAGTCGAAAGCTGAAAGTGGCCGAGGCCGTGGGAGGTTAAAATGCTACGAAATCAGTGGGGTGCGAAGAACAGTAATTACAAGGATGGTATGTCTCGAGGCACGATTAACAGAGCATCCAAGAGAGCGCTCAGGTCGGTTGGCCGAGACCTCTATCTCTGCGAGAATTGTGGTCGAAGAGGAAAGATAAAGTTCCCTCGGCATCATGTTGATAGAAACAGAGCTAACAATAGTCCAGATAATCTGTTGGTACTGTGTCAAAGTTGTCATAATGTCGAGCACATGAAGGAGAGGCAACGCGACTCTCTCGGGAGATTATTGCCCCGTGTCCTATAAAATCGCATTAGTTGGGGAGGCGTGGGGTGAACACGAGGAGCGGGAACGCGCTCCCTTCGTAGGCCCGGCTGGTTGGCAGCTCAACTCGATGTTGGGCGAGGCCGGGATAGCGCGAAGGGAGTGCTTTCTTACGAACGTCTTCAACTTACGGCCCAGGCCGACGAACAAGATCGAAAATCTGTGTGCTACGCGCAAGGAGGTCCGTCATGCGCTCCCGCCGCTATCATCTGGCAAGTACATCCGCGATGAATTTCTCCCAGAACTCGACCGCCTTTACGCAGAACTTACTCGAGCTGATCCGAATGTCATTGTCTGTCTCGGGGGAACTGCCGCCTGGGCAATACTACGTGACGGTAGAATATCGAAACTTCGTGGGGCAGTCGCAGGTTCCCCCGTACTGGCAGGAAAAAAGTGCATCCCAACCTTCCACCCAAGCTATATTCTCCAAGGAGGATACGAAGCAAGGCACGTCACTATCCTCGACCTTCAAAAAGCCCGACGCGAGTCCGAGTATCCCGAGATTAGGAGACCCCAACGGACGATCTACACCGAACCCCTCCTCGGAGACCTCGAACAGTTCTACGCAGGGCACATTCTACCCGCCAAAAGGCTTGCAGTCGACATAGAAACTCGGGGGAACGTGATAACCTGTATTGGGTTTGCCCCTACGATAGACGTTGCATTGGTTCTGCCGTTTGAGGACCACCGCAACGCTTCGGGGCGTTATTGGGGCTCGAAAGAGGCCGAGGTTGCCGCTTGGCGATGGGTCAAAAAGGCTCTTGCTTCGCCGTGCGAGAAGGTGTTCCAGAACGGGCTCTTTGATATGCATCGCCTGTGGAGGACTTATGGGGTTCCGGTTACTAATGCTCGTCACGATACTATGCTTCTTCATCATGCACTCATGCCAGAGTCCCCTAAGGGACTCGACTACCTCGGGTCAATCTACACATCCGAAAGTGCATGGAAGCTCGGTATCCGATTGAAACACAAGGGAACGATCAAAAAGGAGGACTGACATGGCTATTCCCAGTATTCTTGCCCGCATCGCGGCGGGAGTGGCAACAGAGGCCGTCGAGGACAGTGAAGCCTCGCTCATGGCCACCCTGGCCGAGCATCTGGGCGTGCCCTTTCCCAAGGACAGTGACTCGCTGACCCTCCCCGTGGCCAGCTCCGCGATCTCCGCGATTGGCTACAAGTCGCCCGACACGATCACAGTGGTGTTCAAGCGCGGTGGCTCGTTGAGCTACGACTTCATGGGTACGCTGGACGAGTTTGCCGCGTTCGCGCTGTCGCCCTCCAAGGGAGCGTTCTTTAACGCCCACTTCAAAGACCGATGAAGGCCACCCGCACTGACCTATTGAGGCCCGGCGAGCCCAAGTCCGAGACGGAACGTCTCTGGATATACAATGGGCTCGACTGCTGCGTGACACTGGAGGTCCTCGAGGCCATCCTTCCCCAGCTAGATAACCTCACCGGGAGCACCTATGCTCTTTCGCTGGCCCTTCAGGCCCCGGTGTTAGAGATGAACCTCCATGGAGTGCTTGTCGATGAAACCGAGCGAGTACGAGCTATCGAACAGTATAGAAGTGACACTGACCGCCTACAGCGGAACCTGTATCGGATCGTTCACGATGGAGTCGGATACACCAATTTCCGAGACAGCGGAAAAACTAAAGCTTGGCGTTCTAACTCCCATGTTGCTGCTTTGCTCTATGATGTACTCAAACTTCCTGAAGTACGAAAGCGAAACGAACGGGGAGAGATGGTACGCACAGTTAACCGGGACGCCCTTGAACGACTACAGATACATTTTATCTCTCAGCCAATTATTAACCATATCCTCGCACTACGAGATTTTGGTAAAAAGATTGGAGTCCTTGAGACGAAAATTGACTCCGACGGGCGACTCCGTACTTCTTATAACATCGCAGGAACTACAACAGGTAGATTTTCTTCTAGCCTCAATGACTTTGGAAGTGGTGGAAATCTCCAAAACATTGAGGAACGCCTCCGCCGTATCTTCGTCGCCGACAAGGGAATGAAGTTCGCCAACATCGACCTTGAACAGGCTGATAGCCGCAACATAGGAGCGCTGTGTTACAATGTCTTCAGAGACCCAAAGTACCTCGACGCCTGTGAGTCAGGTGATCTGCACACTGCGGTTGCCAAAATGTCCAAACCCGAACTGTCCTGGCCAGGAGACCGTGCCGGTGACAGGGCCATTGCCGAGCAACCTTATTACCGTCACCACAGCCTACGCCATGTGTGCAAGGTGCTTGGACATGGTACTAATTATCTCGGCTCACCCTTCGAGATGAGCAAGCACACCAAAATCGAACAGTCCATCATCAAAGATTTTCAGGCCTTGTACTTCAGTACGTTCCCGGCGATCCACAAGCTCCACGACTGGGTCAAAGAAGAGATAATGAACAAGGGCTACTTGGTAACGCCCTTTGGGCGGAAGCGCTGGTTCTTCGGCAAGCGCGACGAGCGTGATACACTGAAACAGGCGGTGGCCCACCTGGGCCAGTCGATGACCGCGGACGAGATGAACCACGCCATGCTAGCCCTATGGCGTTTGAATATCGTACAGATCATGTTGCAGGGGCACGACTCAATACTTATACAGTACAAGGAGGGCGACGAAAATGAGGTTATCCCAAGGGTTCTTTCTGCGATGCGGGTTCCCCTGGAACTCGAGGGCGGCCGCGAGTTCGTAGTGCCTGTGGAAGTGCAAGTCGGATGGAATTGGGGTAAGAAAACTGTCGATAACCCGAATGGGCTTTCCAAGTGGCACCCCCCGCAGGCATCCGAAGGCTAGGCAACTGGATCGAGTCCTACGAAGAATACACTGAAATTCTGCCATCTCCGGCATTGTTTCGCAAGTGGGTTGCGATCTTCTTCGTTGCCGCTGCAATGGAACGTAGAGTGTGGGTGAGGACCATGGGGTCCGCGCTCTATCCGAACCTCTATGTCTTGCTGGTAGGTCCGCCTGGGATCGGGAAGGGCGTAGCTATGCATCCCGCCGAGGCCATGATGCGGGACGTTCCAGAGATCCACGTCGGCCCCTCGGACATGACCACGGCCAGTATGATCGATGCCCTGAACGAGTCAATCAGAAGGGTCATCATCCTGGGCGGTAACCCGCCCTTTGACGAGTTTCACTCACTCACAGTGGTCTCCCGCGAGCTTGGGGTGCTGATCCCTGGCTGGGAGACTTCACTGATGAACAACCTAACGGATATCTACGATGGATTTACAGTCGATCAGAAGCGACGAGGGAAAGATCTTAGGATCAAAATTAAGGCTCCACAGATTAATCTTTTGGGAGCGTGTACTCCTGCATATCTTAATGAAGTCATGCCTACGGGAGCTTGGGATCAAGGGTTCATTTCCCGCACCCTGCTCATATATTCAGGTGAGCGAGTCAGTCGAGACCCTTTCCTCGATGAGGGACTTGGCCCCTCCGCAGGTCGCCTGCACGCTGATCTTCTCCATGATCTTAAAACTATCGCGCTCGAGTACGGTCAAATGTCCTTCACCACTCCCGCCGCAGCTGCAATCAAGGCCTGGATCAGAGGAGGGTGCAAACCCGAGCCCGAACACTCCAAGCTCCAGTACTACAACTCCCGGAGAACCGCCCACCTCCTGAAACTGTGCATGATCTCCAGCATCGCGCGGCGAGGCAATAAGATCATCGAACTCGACGACTACGCCCAGGCCCTCAATTGGTTGATGGAAGCTGAGTCATACATGCCAGACATCTTCAAATCAATGGTATCTGGCGGGGACTCCAACGCGATGGAGGAGACCTGGAACTACGTGTGGACCCTATACGGCAAGGAGAAAAAGCCCATCTCGGAGCATCGCATAGTCCACTTTCTGCGCGAGCGCGTCCCCGCGCACTCCATCATGAAGGTCATCGAGATGATGGTCCGGGGAAGAATGTTCGAGCTTCAGTCGGACGAGGGTACAGTGGGCTACAAACCCGCGTCGCGGGAGGCCCGACTCACCGGGCGAGCTGATCCTCGAGAGTAGCCCCGCCGGGATCACGCTCGTCAATGCCACTCATGACCTTGATGTAGATCTCACGAGCGTTGCGGTGCCCGCGGAGGGCTCGATCTTGACTTGCCTGATTGGTGTCAGTCATCCAGTTCTGGAATAGGAGTCCGACGCGGGCGGTATAAGCAGCCTCTACTCCGCGCCGGTCAAGTCGATCGAGCTTCTTGTCGTACTTAGATGGTTGCATAGGTGGAACTCCTTCGCCTGGGCTCTGATCGCTGACAACGAGCATCAGGAAGAATGCGATCCCCAGGGCTATTACGAAGGCTATTAGTGGCCCAAGGTACTTCATGTGATAGCCGTACCGTTGATGTAAACTGTAACCTTTCCGTCCTCGATTACGATCTTAATCTCAGTGGGCCCTTGGCCCACGGGGGGAGGTTCCTCCGGTCCCGGAGGCTCGATATGAGGGGGATTTCCTACGTAGACCGGAGGCAGTGAGTCATCAGTGGCCTCGCGCTGAATGTAAATGGTGTTATCGAGTTCGAGGAGACACTTGAGAACTGGCATACAGCCCACACGTGAGTCACGAGCCCCGCTACTCCACTGGCCGTCGGCCACGTAGAACCCGCTCGTGTAGATATTAGTCCCCGCATAGACGTAGGCCGAGGGGCTCCCGTGGAGCCTGTAACCCCATCCATTGTAGGACTCCCACCAAAATGCGGCCTTCTCCAGCCGCCAATCCTCCACGTCGTCGAGCCCGTGATCCTCGAGCGCGATTATCGCCGCCCTGTCCCAGGCGTCTTGCCCGTAGTAGGGCCCTTGCCCTTTCGGGACGTGGGTCGAGACTTTGTTGAGCGGGTCCCCTTGCGCGAGCTGGGTAGAGAAGTCACAATCCGCTTCACGAAAATGAGTAGGTCCGATCCACCACCAGGGGACCCCCGTCTTCGCTTCGACATTCTGATATCGTGCCTTGTTCGCGAGGATTTTCTTGGCCATGGTCATAGCCATGGTCAACTTGTTGCGCTCCATGATATCCCACCAGCCCGCGGCCTCAGGCCAGAAGGTCCCGTACTTGGGGATTGTCGTGGAGGTAGTGATTGCCCGGGGCGTGATCTCACTCATTCGACTACCGAGACTGTTCCAAGGATCAGGGAGGTAGTGTCTGTGTCGGTTTCAAACACCATAATCAGTTTATAAAGCTTGGGTCGTAACGCAAACATAGCTGGTGCCTCGACGCGCCACTGTACGATCCCGGGCGCGGGCAGGGTGATACTGCCCTGACGCATAGTGATAATCAACTCATCGAACCGACTGAGCTGGTCCTGGAGCCTCAGAATGACATCGACTACCCCAGAGAAATCGTATAGAGTGTCGTTATCGATACTCCACACTTCTACCGTCTCTACCCAAGTACTGTAGATCGAGGCAGGCGGGATTGATCCATCGAGCATCTTCGACCTCTACAGTTTGATAAACCAAGTCACGAGTCGGCTCAGTCCCATATTATTGAATGGCTGAGCCACTCCACTGGTGCCGCCTCGAGTATCCGTAGTAAAGTCGTGGTCGTGAGCGCCAGAGGCAGTAGCATTAGACACAAAGTCAGTGAAGCCAGCTATATTAACCATGTTATGGAAGTGGGCTATGTCTTGCGTGGCAGTCGTGCCGCCGACATCGATAAAGTGGGCGTGGTCTAGGTTATAGCCACTGTTGATTGCTGTATCAGTGGTTCTATTTTGGCTGCTATTATCGCCGTTAAGTCTGTTTCCGCCTGTCGCACTTTGGTTATTTCCGCGAAAGAAATCATCCACATAGTTATGCGCGTGGTTCAGATCGTAACCCGCCTGAGAGTTAGCATAGGTCGAGAACCGCCCATTAACCCCTTGAACGAAGCCGCTTGAACCTCCTGCGGTGCCCCAGGCATGACTGTGGGCTGCAAAATTTCGATTGTCCGTTCGTAGCTCGACGCCGGTATCTCCACTGGACTTGGTAGTGTGCTGGTGCCCCAGGTGTCTGGCGGTCGTCCCCTGATGGAGATGCGGGGGCATCTGAGTAATACTAAGGACATTAGAGTTGGTTCCTATACTCGCGGCCGGGAAAGTTGTAGTACCAATATTAAATAACAGTCCAGCAAAAGCATTAGCCGGGGTAGGATTACCCATGTCGTCGAGCCCTACAAACGTCGACCCGCGACAGTCTGGCAAGACGATATTCTTGTTAGCGTTAAAGTCAGCTATAGCTCCAGAGACAGTTCGACCTCCAGAGACAATAGCTATAGCCTCATGAACATTGTTATACAAATACTGAAACAGGTTAAAAACATCGCTGTTAGTGTTATTCAAACCAGTAGCTCGCTCAGATGCGCCTGAGGCTGCGTTGCCGATAGTCCTTCCATTCAACCTGACATAGCCAGGTTTACTGGCGTTAATAAACTCGCCATGGATCATTCCAGTCGAGACGCGCTCCTCTGGCGGGATAACCACAGTCAGATCGACAGGATTAGGATTAGGTACTCCAAGAGTGAAGGTTATCTGAACGTCGTCTTTTGACTTCACCTGAAAGTCATAGCTTACCGTATAGGGCACGAACACGTCAGGCCATCGACCATTCGCGTCCGCGACTACAGGGATTGGATGAGCACTAGACTCGCCTGCGTCGCGATATACTGTCAGCGGTGACGTTGTCCCGCCCTGGAAGAAGAACGCCTTAGCTCCGTCCGCGCGGAGGTCATCAGCATAGCGCTCGACCATCCCACTTCTATTCCACAGGCTGCCCACGAGCGCCTCCAATGACAGTGGCGGGATCTACATCAGTCCCAAGATTGTTGTTCAGGTTCCTCGTCGCGAGGTTAAACCCAACTATTGCGGCGTTTCCGCCAGAGCGTACTACCCGTTCATAGGCCCGGGACCACGCGGCCACTGTTGCCGCGAGCGCGGGCGAGGTCAGAGCATGGGCCACGACCTTCACAGGGATCATCGTGCCGAGCACCGCAAGCGGAGCAGCTACAGCTCCGGCCCCTGTAACAGCCCCAGCAACAGATGCTACCCCAGCAGCTTTGGCCATGGTCCCCGTCGAGGGCCCTCGCCACGTCGGCGCACGCTCGGTGACCTCTGCTATGCTGTCAAGGTGGTGCCTCAGCGAGCCTGAGCCGCCCTGACCAAAGAGGATATTCTTTGAGGCCTCTGGCAGTTCGCTGTAGCGACGGACAAAGTCGCCTGCACCGAACTCTCCGACCTCGTTCTTGCCCAAGTGCTGAACCAGCTGGGCCTGGACCTCGCCCTGCTTCTTGGCGGGGGTTAGCTGGCGCATCCGCGCGAGCGCGGCAAGGTCCTCTGGCGTGCCAGTTCGGGCCATATTGGCCATTTGGGCTACGGCGTCCTCAGCTGGCTTGTCCGTCACAGTGGTCAGCCGGGGCGGCACTGGACCAGTAGAGCCCGCGATCCGCCCCTGGAGCATCTCGCCGGTAGCCCCAACTTCCGCGCCAGGCTCGATCCCGCCTTTAGAGATGGCCTTGCTCAGCGCCGCCCCGCCTCGCATAGCGGCAATGCCCGGGGCCACTGGCCCACCCAAGGCCGCAGGAAGGGCATTCTGGGGCTCCTGGAGCTTCCCACCGGCATCACCAAGGAACCGATTAAATCCTGCCTTTATGCCTGCCCCGACCTCTGGCAGGAACCGGCTGATAGCATCTGTTACTGGCCCCTCCTGGCGTCCTCTGGTGCCGCGCGAGGTGGCAATGGCCGCGACTTCTCGGGCCTGCTCGGCTGGGTCCTGAGACAGTGTCGTTCCCTCGAGAGGCGAAGGCTTGGTTGGGACTGGCTTTGCTGTTTCCACTGGTTCATCAAAGACGAAACCCTTTGGTACGGCACTTGGCGGCGCCTCGTCAAACTTAAATCCTTTCGGAACTGCATATGGTTGTTCCGTGTCACTTTTTGGAGTACCGCCCCCTGCCATCGACAAGACCTTGGTCGGATCGCCGTAGCGCTCCCGTGTCCCGGGCGGGGCTATCCTTGGGGGCGGCATTCGCTGCTGCTCCTCGATGTAGTCACCAACTGGATCAGAACTGAATGGAGCCCAGCGCTGACGGAAGGTGTCCACAGAGGGATCAACAGGATTTAACCTGCCCCACCGAGGCTCGTTTGGCTGCAGATAGTCAAACTCTCTGGCCATTAGGTATACGGCTCCGCTCTACCGTTCTTGATAATGTACCTATTACCTTGTTCATCAGTACCAGTCTTACCCTCATGCTCGGGTCCGAATTTAGTTATGGGTTGAGCTGTTGGCTGCGCCGTGGGCGTGCCCCCACCTTGAGCCGAAGCTACAACCTTCTGCCCCTCCGTTGTAAGACTACCATCCTTGTTTACGAAGAGTGGATGCTCATCAGCATACTTGTCGATAACCTCATTCACTCCCCAGGAAGTAGCCCGCAGCGGATTATTCTTCATAAAGCTTCTGGCTTCTTTAGAGACTCCTCGATCGTACTCAGCCATCTGGCGGAGGTTACCTATGATAGCCTTGATGCCACCTGGAGTTTGCAGGATCTGCGGGAATATCTTCTCGACGAACGCCCTATCAGCGTCGGAGAAGGACTTACTGAAGCTCCCGACATGGGCCATAAGAGCCTGATTGGAAAGAGAGGTAAACTCTTGATTGATCGCAGCCGAGCGTTCCGCGGATGTAGCAAGTTGCCCTAGCCTGTTCTTGAATGCAGTCGGATCAACTCCAACTATTTTCATCAAAGATAGTACTTGATTGACCCCTTCAGCATATTTATTAGCTGATGTACCTGCTATGAAGTCCTTGTCCTGAGTAAGAGTACTCATTCGATCGAGCGTGGCAATGAGCTGCTGTGACTGGCCAGCTTTCTTTTCGGTGTCGAGGTAGATCTTTTCTGCGGACTTGATCTTGTCCGGGGCCTGTTGCAGCTCTAGCTTGTAATCACCAAAGCTGACATCGGGCTGACCCGCTTGTCGTCGAGCGATCCGTTCTTCCTGCCAGGCCTGTTGATCAGGGGTCAGTTTGAGCTTGCCCATAGCATCCCGGAAGCGCTCCATAAGAGCCCGTCCCGGGCCGCTAGTCATTAACTGTCGTGGCATCCCAGACAGGGCCTGTCCCACCGCAGCGGCCTCAGCCTGGGCATCGGCCTGATATGCAGGCACCTTTAGCGGGCCGCTCTCTGGTGCCGTGGCAGGAGCCGCTTGAGGTGGTGGTGCTCCGACGGCCGGGGCGGCTGCAGCATTGAGTGTTTCCGCACTCATTACCGGGGTCTGTCCAGGCAGTGTATTAGGCGTGGGTGGAGGCCCCGCCAGCTGCTGTGGCTGAGGCTGTGCCGTACCCTGCTGTGCGGCAGCTATGATGGCATCACTTGGGCTGGGCTCGGCCGCAGCCTGTTGTGGCCCCGCCTGAGGGGGAAGGGCACTTCGTGGTCCTACTCCTGGAATAGCCCCGGGCGCGCCCTGAAATGGATCTGGCGCAGGCGGGGCCTGAGCTGGCCCTGGAGTCAGTGGTATGTTGGGTGCTTGCTCCGCTGGAGCGGCTTGCCCGCCAGGCATCCCAGGCCAGCGAAAGTTCTTGAGGTAATCGGCCTGTATCCTATCCGACTCGCCCTTCTGCGTCAGTTGTCGACGCGCGAGCGCGGCTGCCTGGAGCTTCAACCCGGCCTCCATATGACCCGCGGCGAGCAACTGCGATGCCTTCCGCTCCAGCGAGTCTGGATCAGTGCTCTTGAGATCCGCAAGCGTTTCCCTCAGTACAGCCCTATCTTGGGCCGCTCCTGCTATCGCAGGAAGCTGTCCAAGCAGACTGAAGTCCACGTTAAAGTTGTCGGCCATAGTCAATCCCTACGCTGCGAGTCCAAGGCCCTTTAGGAAGCTACTGCCAGCCGGTGTCCCTGCCCCCGCCCCGGCCAAATTGAGGCCCAGGTTCCACAGGTTCTTCGAGCCCGCCATCTCCGCGTTCGCGGCAGTCTGGAAGGTCGGCGAGTACTGGCCAGCGATGTTCTGGAAGCCCTGAGAGGACTGTCCAGACAGCGTGGACAGCAGGTTGGCAATGCTGTTGCCTGTCCCAGTATACACCCCACTCTGATCCTCGCCGCCGCGCTGAGCCAGATTGGCCAGGCTGGTCCCGGTTCCGAGCAGGGTATTGGCCACGTTAGTACCTGTGCCCGACAACAGATCGGACAGCTTGCCGCCGGTACCAGTGTAAATGTTGGCCGCGCCAGTGCCTCCCGTAAGGGCGGCGTTAGCTGTGCCCGAGGCCGCAGTCGAGGCCGCGTTCGCGCCAAGTGGGGCGTAGGCACCCTGTTGGGCCTGACCAAGACCAGAGACGCCCGCTCGCCACGCACCGTAGTCCTGATTGGCAAGGCCCTGTCCGTAGGTCTGCGCTTCGCGGAGCTGGTTTCCGCCTGCGGCCATGCCAGAGGCATTCGCATTGCGAAGAACGGACTCGAGCCCTTGGTTCAGCTGAAACTGATAGCCGGGACTAGACTGGAACGCGGCCTGAACCTGTCCCGCCATAGGCCCAAGGCCAAAGGCCCCCTGCGCAATGTCACCGCCCTGGAGAGCCCGTGCATCATAGCCTTGCCCTTGTCCAGCGAGTCCGCTGAAGGCATCTGTTGCCCCCTGAACACCGCTTCGGAGTGACTCAAGACCACCAGTCTGTCCAGCCAAAAGGGCATTGGTTCCGCCAGTCTGCCCTCCGTAGAGGGCCGCGATTGCCTGGGGCGAGTAGTTCTGGATATCTCCGCGCGCCGTGGCTTGACCACCCTGAAGGGCGTTGATGGCACTGCCCTGTCCGCTTTGGAGGGCATCTATGCCGCGGGTCTGCGCGGCGCCGATGCCGGACTGGATCTGGTTGGAGATCCCCGTAAGATACTGCTGCTGTTGCTCTGCAGCTTTCTTAACGGGATCGCCAGTAAAGATATCGAACAGGCCCATTATAGCCTCCTATGCCTTTTTCAGGCCGTACATCGCTATGCGCCCACCGACTATCGTGCCAGAGGCAAAGAAGAACCTCACAGCATTGCATGGAGTAGCATCGCTGACTTCATGGCCAGAGCCAATCACTTGATAGGTGCCACTACCAGCATCGTAGTAATCAGACGAACGCCAACTAGCCATATTTAGATTTTGGCCACTGTTTGGATAGACTGTTGTCTCAGAACTATTACCCCATGTAGAGTTTGTAACTCCACCGATCCTGAAGTATGTAGTATTGCCTTCTGAGGCCGAGCTGTATGCTAGTGGAGTTGCACCACCGCCAATATAAGAATAGAGCCAGGTCCATATATTGGAGGTATTCTTCCACGTCGCGCCGCCATCCAGACTCATCTGCATATACAGTGGTTGATTGTTAACAGAAGGCCTCAGTCCTGTGGCATGGAACTGATAGGCTGCGTAGGTGCTGTTCATCCCTGTAAATACAAGTGTTGGAGAGTTATTTGCCGTTTGAACCGAGAGGAATATCAGTCCCGGAGAAACGCCCGGGGGCGGATTTTGTAGCGCGGTAATAGCCGCTTGTTGTGCCGTGTTATTCGCTTGTTGTGCCGTGTTAATTGCCTGCTGTGTTGCAAGAGCTGTTTGCAGCGTCACGACATTCGCTTGAAGCTGCGTCGTGGTCGTGAATAGATCTTGAAGCCATGAATACCATTCAGGGTCCCAGTGACTCTGTTCGTCAGTAACTCTTGAAAACGGATCGAGTGGGGCCTTCATCCAGAGTACCCCCGCGCTTCAAGATCATCTATCGAACCCCCCGACAGTCCCACATGAACCGGATCGGAGACCCGCAGACGGAACCGAACGCCCTGGCCCTTGGACAGCCCGCACTGCAGAACATATGGGTGCGAGAGCGACTCCCCGGGACCTCCAAGGCGACGCATCACAGGGTCTCCATAGGTGTATCCCCCGTCGAGGGACCAAGAGATCTCCACCCTGGGATCTGTTACAGTGGAGGTCGTCCCTACAGCAGTCGTCAACAGGAAGCTGCTTCGAGGCACCATGACGCCGCGCGGAAAGCCTGACATCACCCCGCTTTCTACCTGCCAAATAAGGGGATCAGTTCCTTCGAGGAAGTATGATCCACTGACCTGATACAGATCTCCGGTAAACTCGTCTCCAATGATCCATCGATCGAATATCCGTATACTCTTCATACCCTTCCAGTTAGACTGGTTAAACGACTTGCGTTCGTTCCACTCGCCCGTGACTAGATTATACTCCCACGTCCAATTATCGTGAGAGGACAAGACCCAGAAGGCATTCTTACCGTACATATAGACAAAGGCCTCGATGAGGTTACGGCCCCCGGCGAGTACCGCTGATTGAATGGCCCTACTAACATCATCGGTAGAGACTGGTGTAGGCGTGTATCCATCCAACTTATAAACGATGAAGTCATCTCCGGCCCAGAGCAACTGGTTGGCCCATCCAGTCTCCCAACCAGCGACAGCATGAGTCCCAACGATACCCCGAGGGATAGTGACCTCGCGCGCGAACGGAAATGGACTTGTTCCTGCATCACGATAGACCCCCGTCCACTTATCTCCGAAGGCATAAAGTCGCCCTGCATACCGCAGCACCCGCCTGACGAACAGGCCCTGCTCAGTATTCAGCGACAACGCCTGTACATTAGTAGAATTAAGATCGGAAGCATAGATCTGACCTCCACCAAATGACCAGACAAAGTATCCATCGATGTCACAAACACTCGTTGGCCCGGCGGGTAGGTTGACCGAGACAAAGGGTGTTGCCCCGGTACTGGTGTCAACATTAAAACAGCCGTTCTCAGTAACAACTACATTCTGTTTAACAACAGCATTATTCCGTCCAAAGGTAACTGGTTCAGTCCCTACCAATGTACCCAGATCTGTTACCGTAAAGACACTATCAAACCTCATGAGTTTATTATTAAGCACCCATACTGCAGCTGCTTCCGCGTCGAGAAAGCCCCTGGTGTGACCACTTATCGCAGTCGTCGCTATTCGTTGGAGACCAGGAGAACGCCTCACGATAATCTGCGACGGTGCTCCATAGGGTGTCTTCTCCACGTAGGCATTAATCAGCCTTCCACCAGACTCTTGTGGCCTGGTAGCCGGGGCTGACGTAGTTGGAAATACAATAGACGGCATCAGAAGTACTCAGCTTCCTGGGTCCCATAAGTGGGACCACTCGAGGTCAACCGCCGCAGACGACTCTCGTAGTACTCCTTGATCTGCGGATCAAAGTTCTTCCCAGCTACCGGGGCACAGACATTAGCTAATAGTCCCGCGAGCGAGTCGAACCATTCAGCCGGGATATATCCATCATTGACTACCTCACAGATATTATCAGAGGCGAGCTGCATTATCAAGGGATCTACATTACTGTCAATCTTGTTCGAGTACTCCGCTTCGAGCCCCTGACCAGTCCCAACAATGTTGAGCTTGTCCGCAGCCTCACGAATAAGCTCAAAGCGGGTCTTTGTGGTTTTCATATCGGCAGAACCTCTATGGTAATGTTCAGCCTGGTAATCGGCCCACCAGTCGAGGAAGACATACGCAGGATCTCTCCCGCAGCAATGTTAAGGTTCCACCCAGTCAAGGTTGTACTCTGGTACTTTCCATTGGAAAGTACTGGAGGATTTCCCCCTGTGATATCTACCAGTCCAGCAGGAAATGTGGCGAATGTGCCCTTTTGAATAGCTATATTAGGATTTCCACTGGTTGCGTCACTGATAACAGTCACTTTTGTAATAGTGCAAGAGTATGGAACGACAGTATCCTGTGCGCTTGGAGTCGCCCCAATAAGCAGGATAGCAGGAATACCCCTGATCCTATGATTAACCGTTAGCTGAAGGCTCCCGCTGCCGGTGAACCCTAGACCACCGGCGACCCCAATAACCTCTACGGAGCCAACACCAGGGGTGTCCCGTCCGAGTAGTCGATCCTCTGGGATCGAAGCCAGCGCGTTGATAGGGATATTGGCATAGGCCTGCGCTGCAAAAGTGTAGGTGCCACCACTCTTAGTGATGGTTATCCCGGTTCCCGCCAGGACTTGAGCGGGGAACCGGGGCAGGATGCGGGCGCGGAGACTCGGTTGTGTGCCCACGAAAGCCCTCCCATTATCTAACTGGAGCCATATCTTTCCGCGCTATTTTTTCGCTTTGGACTTATCGTCCTCTTTAGGCTGGGCTGTATTTTCCTCTGGGACCGGGATTGGCTGACCCGGAGGAGGTGCCATAGGGTTCGGTGGCGGAGCCACTGGCTCACCCGGCTTCGGCACCGGCCCTTGGGCCGACTGTTGCGAGGGCGGCACGTGAACGTCAGGTGACTTCATGTTGTCTTCGTCTTTATGTTGGGCCATTTCACTCTCCGTAAAAGCGGGAGGGGACTATCCCCTCCCAGTTGGACGAGGTCAGTTACGCAAGCGGCTTGACGAACTGGATCATGATGTAGGCATCACCAGTAGCAGTCCCAGTGATGTTAGCATAGACATCGGTATCAGCCACGAGCGGCATCACCAACGCCGCAAGTGGTACTGTGTTGAGACTGCCTGCTGTCAGTGCGATAGTGGCAGCAATTTCAGAGCCCGTAGGTGTCGTACCAATACCAAACACTGGAGTAGAGCCAGTGATAGCCGTCTCCACGTTGGTAGAGGCAGCAAGGATGATAGCCCCGGCCGGGAGTGTACCAACCTTGATGCTGTAGACAGAGACACCACCAGTCGGCGCGGCTCGGGCAGCGATATACTGCACGAACTCATATCCGGCTTCGCGGGCGGCTCCCCTGTTGTTGAGTGTCGTTACCATGTGTAGGGTCCTCCTCAATCAGACGAACAAGCGAAGAACCCATTCACCACTCCCCACTGCTTAAGAGTGGTCGCGGTGTATGGATGTCGCTTGAACATCTTGGAGATGCCGTAGGCCATCTCGATGCCGACGCCAGTGATGAAGCCGTAGTCGTCTTCCTTACGGAACGTGGGCTTGGCCATCTGGCCCCACGCGAAGACTGCAGCCTGTTGGCCGAGCAGGAATACTGGCTCGACCCGCGTAGTGCCACCCTGACCCCCAAGCAGGAGGTTGCCGGTGCCTGCTGGACCCCAAGGACCAGGGTTGGCAGTCGTGCCCACGAAGCGGCTGATCTCAGGGACACACCTGACAATCACTCCGTCGTAGATCTGATCGCCATCTTGGAAGATAGGGTTCTTAGTCGCGCCGTACGGCCCTGACTGTTCGCGGGGCCTTGCGTCCTTATTGATGGTCTCCAGAGAGATCTTCAGGTCACGGAACGCATTAGTTCCCGCGCACGCGATGTAGTACTCATACCCATCATCAGTCCGATAGGGACGAATGTGGGGATCAGCATTCATCGCGAGCCGCTTCATCAGTGACAGGTTCGTGGCAGTGAACTTGTCATTGGTCGTGTCGCACTGACCAAGAGACGTAGCGAAGTCAGTCGCGTTGTTGGACACTGCGTTACCAAACAGGATACGATCCGAATTGGCAGCGCGCCACGCATCCTTCTGAGCCGTCGAAGCTTGATCGAACTGGATACCATTGACCCTCGTGCCGCCCGAAGACGGCGGAAGGGTCTCGGTCGGCAGGGCCATCAGCGCGGCAATGATCTCGTCCCGCTGAAGTTCCTTACCCCAATCGCTCAAGAGCGGCTTTGCCACTCCGAATACGTCGGCCGAGTCCTTATGAGACTCTGCCTTCGTAGTCACCACGGCGTTACGAGCCCATTCGATCCTGACTCGCATACCGTAGTTGTCGATCTTCTCTTCGTTTCCGACCAGCGTCTGTGTCGCCACGCCAGCTCCCTGAAGACGCGAGACGATCGGGATGTTCATATCCTCGCCGCCCGCCTTCAGCTCACTGCGGATACGAATAACCGCGTTCAGGCCCTCACTCATGTAGGGCGAGAACTGATTACCTCTAACAAACTCTCGGTTGATTTCCTCTGTATACCGGACGAGTTTGTTATTGTCCTGAATGACTGTCACAGCCATGGCTGCAACCCTTTCCTGACTCGAGCCATATCAAAACATTTTGTTCCGGTATGGCTCATACGCTCATCTCTCCTTGCCATTACTCATGGCATATCGAAACAAGCTATCGTGGCTCATATCGCCCATCTTCTCCGTGTTTCCGGCGGAGGCGGTGGTCTTTGAGAGCGACGGGGGAAGTCGTGTCTCAGACGGTCGACTGGCAGCGCTTCCACGAACCTTATCTAGCATACTGGCCTGGAAGGTGGGATCAGCCATCTTCTCAGCCAGCTTCTTCTCAAACCAAGCGTTAGGATCGTCACCAACGGCAGCAAGGGTAGCTTGCTTCCTGTGCCACTGCACGACCGCGTCGTAGCGGTTCGGTGACTGCACCACACGCTCGTAGTCGGCCACGTCGAGGGTTTGCTGAGCCCTGGCATCCAAGAACGCCTGTTCAGCTTCCGCGACCTTATCCTGCCCGTGCCGGGTCTCAGCGATCAGCTTGCTGTTGTACATCGTAGTAGCGTTTTGCTGTTCAACAACAGGCCGTAGATACCGCTGGATGATTTCTTCCGTGGCCTTGTCAGGGTTCTCGAAGAAGTCCGGCTTCTTCTCCTGCTGGCGCAGGTGAGTTGCGATCTCGTTCAGGCGCGACTCTAGCGCCCTCGCTCGATCTTCAGCCGCTCTTCGACCTTCAGCCTCCTCCCTCAACCGCCAAGTCGGAACGCCCGGCTCGGGAGGTTCCACAGCGGCCGGAGGTGGAGGCTCCGGTGCCGGGGGCGGGGCAGGTTCCGGCTCTGCCGGGGGCTCCGCTGGGGGAGTCACTTGCGCTAGATCGAACATCTCTTGCTGGAGCTGTTCGGGGCTCTTATCATCGTCTGCCATCTTCCATCCTTCCGCTGTTTCGTAGCGTTTACGTATCCGGGGCTATCGTCCCCGGCGGCGAGGCACCGTTTCGTGGTGCAGACGCAATTCCATCAAAGTGTCTCGGAGCGCATAGCGCATCCCGCGATGCAGCTTCCTGCGACGCATTCTCCGCATCAGGTGCCGGATGAACCGGCTGAAGTCACTGTCCGACATTTGCGTTTCCACAGACCATATGCGACTATCACTCGACAGAGTAACCGTCGCCACCAGTTGTCATCGGGTGTAAAGGGTCTCATCGCCTCCGATAATCCCCCACTTTCAAGTGATCAATTCCTCCACGGCGGACAGGGCCCGCAACCGCGGGCTTTGCCTTGCCAGCTGTATTCAGCGCAATGGCAACCGCCTGTTTCTGTGGCTTTCCCGCGCTTATCTCGGTACGTATGTTCTGCGAGATAATTTTGGGATCTTTCCCTTTGATCAGTGGCATGTCAGCACCCTACACAGATATCTGGCACCGGCTGTAGCGTTGCCGGGGCGGGATCAATCCTCTCAGCCGAACCGAAAGGGCCCAGGGACATGAATGCCCGCAGCTCCCAACAGCACCAATATCACCCAGACAACAACCAGTATCAGGATCACCATCATAAGTATGTTAATGATCCGTCTGAACGGCTCTGGCAGCGGGATCAACGGCAGCAGCTGCTGAACAGCCCACCAGATCACCCCCATTATGATTAGGACAACTATGATGCCCACCAGTGTCCCTATAAATCCAGTCATGTTATCCTCCTAGTATCCCGTTCTCGAAGAAGTCCTTATACGTGAACCCTGGCTTTGCCGGGGGCGGGACCATCTGGGACTGAAGCCCTGCGAGCGTTTGGGGCTGTGCCGATGTATAGGGCACACTCCCAACAGCTCCCGGACCTGGAGCACCGATCCGTGTCCACCAGCCCTTGTCAGGTCCCTCGATGCCAAAGCGTTCACCTCCGGCAGCGTAGGTCTGGGGACCACCAGCGAAGCCTACCGTGCCCGAGGCATTGCCTGTAGCGTAGTTGGTTATGTTCGAGCCTCCAAGGACGCTTTGTACCACTGGATCATACGCGGTCCGAGTGTTTTGATCTACCCCGCGCGCGGCACGCTGATGAGTCACCCCCGGGAAGTACTCCCCAGACAACACATCGGCCAGCGACTTTCGCCGAGCCACAGCCCGATTGAGCGTGGTCTCGATGAAGGCCTGCCATGCCTGTGGCCCTTGCCCACCGACCTCGGCCTTGGTATAGGCCAGGAGCTTGTCCCGGACCTGAGGGTCCTGAAGCTCTTCCGCGAAGCGTCTTCGTCCGAGATCATCTGCCACTGGTACCTCCAGCGGGTTTGGGCTTCTGGGCGGCCTGCTTCAGCATCATCTGGTGCTTCTGCTCGCCCTGGACCAGGGCCTGTTGACCCTTCAGTTCATTGTGCCGCAGATCCTGTTGACCCTTCATAGCGTTCAGCTGAATGTCCTGCTGTCCCATCTGCTGGGTAGACTGAAGCTTGCTGAACTCGGTCGAGGCCTTGATCTGCGCCAGTTTCTGTGCGGATTGGACCTTCATGACGCTTTCCTGCATCTTCATCCCGTGCTCTTGCTGTTTCATAGCCAATTCTTGCTGTTTTTCACGGGGATCGTTGCTCTGGGCGGCCTCCTGAGCCTTGGCTATGTTGAGGGCGGTCTTGGACTTCGTTTCATCGACCTTAGCCGCCTCACCAGCGATCGTAATGGCCTTAGCCTGCTCAGCCACAGGATCTTTCTGCTCCAGAAGAGCCAAAAGCTTCCGCTTGAGCTGACCTTGTAGCGGAGCAAGCTCAAGTAGGATCTGTGGAGGTATATTAGCCCCTTGAGCGGTGAGGGCGACCAGCGTGTCATAAGCATCTCCCA